AATGCTGCTGGGGCCATTAAGTCATACACCATGTAGTTTGAGCTAGAATAGGCTTTGGTTCTAAAGTGTGAAGCTAATGCAGTTCCGGATAAATGTCCTTCATATGTTCTATTCTGATCCAATTCACTATTTGATAAGATACTTACAAAAGATAACAAACACTTTTGATTAGCATCTTTCAAGCTCTTTCTATATAAGCTTCTTAACCTTGATGGTAGGAATAATATTATCTTCTCTGATGCAGACAATTTATCTTGAACAGATTGAGCTGCAGTATGTGGTAAACAGGCTGACAATTCTATGAGCAAAGAAGCTGGAATACTAACATTGTTCAAGAATTTCTCTAACATCTCTTTGTATTTGTCATCATGCAAACAAGAGAAGAATTGTTTCATCTCTGGATGTACTGCTAATTTTCTTGCTGCATGTTTCATTGCTGATGATATGTCTTTTTGTGGGTCAATATATCTGGTTAGCATTACAGAAAAAGGAGCAGTAAAAGTACTAAATGCCGTTTTTTGTACAACTGACTCAGACATCAGTGCGAATAACATAGACATCATTTTTTGGAATATGTCTGGTACTGATGGCTCAATTATTCTTGCAATTGTTGACACAGTTGATAACCCTATGTCTAAGCTAACTGCGCCCTCTTTTACAACCCAATTGTTCATTGTTGGTAATCCATATCCGCACAAACTACGTGGTATCCAAAGAAACATTGTGCATAATTCAGTTGTATAGTTAAGTACTTCCTTTTTTGTACTTATAATTCTTGCTATTGATTTGTAAATTGCTGTAACATAACAAGCAACTGGGTCATATCCTCTGTCAGATGCACCTAAATATGAGCTAAATATTGAGTCAACTTCATCCCAAATTGTTACCCAAGCACGTTCCCACTCTCTTTCAGCCTTTGCATAAATTTTAACAGCACTAGTGACTTCCCTTCCTTCATAATATAATCGATTTAAAAAGTGACCTTTCGTGTAACTAACCAGACTCTTAATTCTGTCAACTGTTATACCTAACTTGGCATAATACAATATTGTGTGTTCTAATACTTGCATAGCTGATCCTTTGATTCTAGATACACTCTTTAAAATGTCATCTATTAATACAACTTTGTTCATTTTACTTTTAGCAGGGTAAATGCCATTTTCTTTTCCTTTTTTAAACACCCATTGTGCAATAAGGCTGTGGTATATAGTGTCGCCAGTTGCATACATGCCTTGAAAACTGCCGTACAAACATTCCCATATGTCTAAGTAGCCTAATCTATGCATGACACAATTTAACTTCTTTTCTACACAAGATGCAGTCATTTCTTTAGGTATCTTAAAGAATTCCATTAATCTATCAAAGAAAGCTAATTCTAAGTCTCTTCGAAGATTTGGGCTCCAGCCATCTATATCTGCTGAAAGTAATAAACATTCTTGTAACACTGACTTAACTATTGAATTTATACTCTTCTCAAGTGTCTTAGGAGAAACACGACTTGAAACACCATTTATTATTGCACCAATTTTAGAGAAGTTTATATCACATTCAGTGTTCATTTCTCTTTTGATATCATCTGCTGAGCCAGTTTCTCGCAAATCTACTCCGTATTTTGTGTTTTCTGTTTTAGCTGCTAATATTACTACTCTTTCACCAGTTTGTTCACCTCTTTCCCAAGCTTGTCTAACTTGTGCAGTTGTATAGACTTTAGATAGTACGCTACCATGTGTTAGAACATAAAATAACTCATTGCTTTCTCTGACGTCACTTTTCCCAGTTCTTTTTGCCTCTTCTACATAGTCACAATTAACATGTGTTACATCTTGTGCTGTATACATCCATCCTTCCAAGTGTTTTGTCCATTCTAGTACCCTTGTTATGTACACTGTATTATCGTTTGGAGGGTATGCAAGTTTTCCGCCTCTACAAGATTTTACCCAATCTAATTCTTCAGGATTAACACCACTAGGTACACCTTCCCATACGCCTTCAGCTTCTGGATGTTTCTGCAAAATATGTGCTGTTATCACACCCATTGCATAATTGACAAATTCAGCCATTGATGCTTCATCAACTTTAGCTTTAGTATTAAGTTTTTTCTTCTTTGCTTCATTTAATAACATAGGGTGTGCAGGTGTACCTAAGAGCAAATTCCAGGCAGTACCAAATTCAACAGCTTCATCTTCATCCCATGAGTCAGTTATCGTATACCAAGGTACATCATTAGGAGCAAATGACTTTATATTTGTTTTGATGGTATTTGCTTGTAATTCTGAAATATATATTTCTTCTGGATCAGTTCCTTGTTTCTTTGTGCCATAAAGTGCTAAGACTATAGCGTAACTTTGCTTCATTTGTTTACCTAAACTCTCACATGATTCTCCTCTGTTGATGCGAGTTTTCACTGTATTTATAACGTATTGTAATCCCTCTAGTGCTCGAGTATTAGGATCTGTACACAAGCCTCTTTTCGAACATCTGTAATTTAAACCAGCTTGTAGCCAACCAACAGTAGTAAATAGAGTATCTGCTAACATGTTGCGATTCGATTTACCAATTACATACATCTTTGACTTATAAACAAACACCGATAATGATCCAACGTGATATACTTCTACAGTTGGTAATCTTTTTGCTAATCCATGGTCTTTAATCAGTAATTCTGCTAATGTCAATTGTTTTTCCCCTTTCAGATAAGCGTTATATGCTGCTTGAGTATCTCTGAATGACCATCCTAGCTTAAGTGAATAGCCCAAGTTGTAAAGTTTTGCAAATTGTGGGTACCAACTTCTTAATTGTGGCATTAAAGAAACAGTAGATACAGCATCATCACATTTATTAGGAGTTAAAAATGATGCCAGTAAACCTATGTGTGAAGCATGATGCGCCATTTCAGATACCTTATGTTCTTGGTGAATTTCAGTTTGAGTTTCAAATATCAAATCACGTTCTGTATGAAACAGTAACCATAATTCCATTGCTGCATTATAGTCAGTTAATATTGACAAGTTTCTTGATTTTGCCATTTCTACAAATTTGTCACCTATCAAACCCTTTCTAATTACTAATTCAATGTCTTTATTTGTTCCATGCATATATGCCATATCTTCCAATAGTGCTGAATCTGATTCATTAATTCCTGGTTCTTGTGCTTGATGTAAATCCATTCCTAGACTTGCACAGAGTGATGCAGCATAACCAGCTTCGGTAAACTTTCTTGATGAATAGAAAAGTTCCGCACAATCTTGCATCTTGTAAACTGGTCTTGCCCATACACGTGCCATTTTATCTATAAATCATTCAAGCAG